TCTGGTGCGCAAGAAGCCGCGTATCTACGCCGGCAAGCCGGCGCTGCACGGCGACGGCACGCCGAAATACACCTGGCCGCCCTGCCTGCCTGAGCGCTACCGGCAAGACAAGCCGGCCGCTTGGTACGGCAACACGGCGCTCTTTGTTCTCGATCGGTTCAAAGACGGTAAGCTCTCAGCCGGCGCGGCGTTCTCGAAGCACGTCGCGTTCATGGTGCTCGATGACGTTGGCACTAAGTCTAAGATTCCGCCGCTCGAGCCGTCATGGAAAATCGAAACCAGCCCCGGCAACTACCAGTGGGGCTACACGTTCGACTATGACCATCAGCCAACAAAAGAGGATTTCGCCGCTGCGATCCTCGCGATCGCCGAGGCCGGTTACACCGACAAGGGCGCGATTAACCCGGTGCGCAACTTCCGCATCCCTGGCTCAATCAATCTAAAGCCCGGCAAAGATAACTTCGCCGCGCGCCTCGTTGAGTTCACTCCGATACGGTTCTTCACTCTCGATCAAATCTGTCGCGAGCTGAACGTGACGCCTGCCGCCGCTGACACCGCCTCGTATCAGCCGCTACACATCGAGGACGACGGCAACGACTCGGTGCTCGCCTGGCTCTCTGAGCAAGGGCTCGTGATCAATCCGCCCAATAGCACCGGCTGGGCCGGTGTCGTCTGTCCGAACCACGCCGAGCATAGCGACAACAACCCAGAAGGCCGTTATCACCCGGTGCACCGCGCGTTCGATTGCTTCCATGAGCACTGCGGCGACTGGAACAGCGAGCGGTTCTTGCGCTGGGTCGAGGCCGAAGGCGGTCCGGCGACCGGCTACGGTCTGCGCGATGAGCTTTTAGCTAAGACGATGGAGTCGGCGCTTGCCAAGATCACGCCCACCGAGGCGTACCCAGACGCCGCGCAGCAAGTCATCGACGAGGTGCGCCGGCGTGAGCTGGGGCGTCTGACTAAAGCTGAGTGGTTCGAGCGCTTCGCCTATCTGCAGGACGATGACGCGTACTTTGACATGGTGGAGCGCCGCGAAATTTCGCGCGGGACGTTCAACGCACTTTTCCGTCACGTTCCCTCTAAGTCCATTCGCACCGGCCGAGCCATCGAGGCGTCTATTTGCTTCGATGAGCACCGCCAAGAGAAGGGCGCGCACTCACTGGTCGGCGTCACCTACGCGGCCGGCGAGGACATACTCGTCTCGCGCGCTGGGCTCGTGTACGGCAACCGCTGGCGCAACGCGCGCCCGAAGGTGAGCGGCGGTGGTGATGTAACGCCGTGGCTTGAGCACCTCGAGCACATGATCCCCGACGCTGCCGAGCGGGCTCACGTCCTAAACGTGATGGCGTACAAAGTCCAGCACGCCAATGTAAAAATAAATCACGCCATACTGCACGCCGGGCGCCCTGGCTCTGGCAAAGATACCCTCTGGGCGCCGTTCTTATGGGCTGTTGGTGGGCCTCTTAACGTAAACGTGTCGATCGTCCGCAACGAGGAGTTGTCGAGCCAATGGGGCTACGCGCTCGAGGCGGAAATCATGGTCATTAACGAGCTGCGCCAGGCTGAGGCGAAGGATCGCCGCGCGCTCGAGAATCAGCTCAAGCCTATTATCGCGGCTCCGCCTGAGCTTTTACCCGTCAACCGTAAGGGCTTGCACCCGTACGACGCGCTGAATCGCATTTTCGTCCTGGCGTTCTCCAACGAGCGCGCCGCTATCAGCTTGCCGTCTGACGATCGTCGCTGGATGGTCGTCTGGAGCGAGGCCGAGCGCCTGCCCGAGGCTACGGCCGCGCGGCTTTGGGCTTGGTATAAGGCCGGCGGGTTCGAGCAAATCGCGTACTGGCTGGCCCAACATGACGTCTCCAAGTTCAACCCTGGCGCCGTCCCACCGATGACAGAGGCCAAGGCCATCATGATCGACGCGGGCATGAGTACTGCCGAGTCGTACCTGGTTGAGATGATGCGCGCCCGCGTCGGCGAGTTTGCGCGCGGCGTGATCGGCTCGCCGTTCCACGCGGTGTGCGATCGCGTTGCAGGCTCGATGCCTGCAGGCGTCAAAGTGCCACAGTCGGCACTCCTGCACGCGCTGCGCGAGGCTGGCTGGCAAGACTTAGGGCGCGTCGCGAGCGGCGACTACCCGTCGAAGAAGCACCTATTCTGCGCGCCCGATATGGTCACGCGTAGCAAGTCGGAGCTCAGGCGGGCGGTGGAGCCCACCGCGCCGCCGTCACTCGCCGTCGTCAAATAGCCAATGGCAAATAATTGTCACTAAGACGCCCACGATCAGCGCCGTCATGGTGGCGACCCATCGCGTACTGACGAATCGCGTACTGACGGGTCCGGCTCGAGCTTGCGCAGTAGCTCGCGCTCGAGGGCTTCATACCCTAGAGCGCGAGCGGCGACCGCCTGCAGCATGATCACGGCGCTGTTACATGGCGCGCAGGCGAGTATCCCTTCGAGCGCCTGCCGGTAGCGCTCCGCGCGCCTGTCGGGACTGTCCAGCCGCGCGGCGGCGGCCGGGCCATGGGGCACGTCCTCGACGCCGAATAAGTCGCGCAGCTCGTCATCGGATATTTTCGCCATGCGTCACCAATAGTCGCGGCCTGAGCGCTTGGCGCCCCATGCGGGCGGCGGTACGCTCGCCCATTCTCGCCGGCGGTACTCATCGCGCCGGCGCCAATAGTTCAGCAACCATCGAAGCATAATTCAGCGCTCCTTTGCCTGTTGTATCAGCTCCGTCAGCGTTTTCAATTCGCCGCGCAGACTCTCGAACGCCTGGCGCTCCTGCTCCGCCCAGGCGTCACCCTCAGCGCGAACGCGCGCGTACTCGGGCGGTGGCCACGGGTCGTACCCGATACCGTCGCACGCCCAGCATGTGATCGCGCCGCCGTCCTCGTCGACGGCGAGCGCGTCGTACCCTGAGCCCGCGCAGCACGGGCAGCGCTGGCGAGCTGGTGACGTGAGCCGGGTCATGAGAACCACCGACGCGCGATCGTCGCGCCGAGCTCACGTCGCGCAGCTGCGCGGATCGACTCGCCGGTACTGTCATCGGTGCGCAGCCAATCCCAAATGGCGCTCGCCATCACGCGGCACGCCGCCGCGCGGTACTCCATCGGCCAGTACTGGCACGTGGTGTAGTCGAGCCCTTCATCGGCTGAGTACGACAGGCGGCTCGACTGATCGAGCGCCGCCTGCAGCCTCGCGCCGGTGATCGAGGGTCGCAGCTCGATGTAGCGCAGCATCGCGCGCGCATGGTGCAGTTGGGTCGTGATCGAGCGCGAGTCGCTGCGGTACGCGGCGCGCCCGGCGGCGTCGCGCCAGTCGCTTATATAGTTGCGCGGGTCAAGGCCCGGCCGCTGGCGGATCCAGCTGTACAGCGCCTCGATGATGTTGTCGCGCAGGGTATCAGCCGGCGGATAGCTGGCGGCGGCGGTGGTGATCGATTGTGTGGTCATCATGTTAGGAATCTCCGAAAAATTTAACAGGTGCGATTGATGCGTTAAAAAGAGGGCGCCCGCAGGCGGCGCCCAAGTGGAGCAAACGGATCAGGCGGCCGCCGCCACAGCGCCCGGCGAGCGCTGGACATAAGCTGGATTGTCAAACGACGGGCGCGTCGGGTAGCGCATGGGCATGAGCACGCCGACGGCGTCGGCGGGCAGTAGCACGCGCGCGGCGCCGTGCTCGCCGTTGTACGCGAGCGCCGGCGACTCTGTACCGCCAAGGAGCTTGTGCATCTTCCCAAAGGCGGCAATGTAATCCGCCTTATATTGGCCGGGCTCGTGCGACACCTCGAGCGGCACGACGCGCCGCCAGTCGGGATATTGCCCGTCGACCAGCTGGACGTGAGCGGTAGCGCCGCCTGCGAACACCGTCGCCGTCGGCGACTTGCGCAGGGTAACGCCGGGCCGCTCCGGGTCTGGTGTCGGCGCCGGCGTGAGCACCTCGATCGTCACGGGCAGCGACTTATGCGTGGGCTTGATTCCCTCGAGCGCCTCGCGCGGGATGATGTACTGACCCGGCACGAGCTCGCCGGCGTCATCGGCGAGCGCGAGCGGCACCGCCAGCAGGATATGCCCGTTGGTGGCGACTGCGCAGGCGTCGCCGGCGCGAACGTCGATGCAAACGCCGTTCAAGTAATAGCGCACATCGTCCTTCGCGGCGGCGAGTAGCAGAGCTTTGATCGTATCGTTGAAAACGTGGAATTTCATTTGAGTAGCCTCTAGGTTAATTAATTGAATAGTCGATGACGGCCGCGATCGCGGCGATGGTGGCGCCGACGGCCGCCAGCTCTAGGCTGGCGAGCGCGGCGCCCCAAAACACGACACCGACGCCCGTGATGGTGGCGGCGTTGATCAGTAGGCGGGCGCTCATGAGCGCACCGCCGGCACGTCGGCGACGTGAGCGAGACAACCGTTAAACATCACGACGCGATCGGCGAGCCCCAGCTCGACGACGTGAGCGAGGGCGGCCGATTGTGTCGCGCTGCGGCGGGCGCTGCGGTGGACGATCGCGATAGTGCGCGCGGCCAAGTCGCGATACCCAGCGCGAGTGTAGTACGCGGCGAGGTTGAGCTGGTGACGTTCGTTTTTGGTCATGAGCGCACCGCCTTCGAAGCATCGGCCGCTTTCACAAGCTTGACGTAAAGCTGGCGAATATCGGCGTCACGCAAACGGGCGTCGCTTCGATCAGCTGGCGAATCGGCGTTAGCAATCGCGGCGCTGGCGGCGATGGACGCATCGAGCAACAGCTCTTCAATGATCGCAGCTTCGGCGAGAGTGATATTTAAACGCATGGTCATGTGCTCCATAAGGCTAGTTAGTTATTCGACGGCGCCAGTATCGCGCGGGCGCGCCAGTTTGTCAAACATTATTTGATGGCCTGCAGCGCTTAGCATGTTTGGGTCATTTGGGTCACGTTTGGGTCATGCGGCGGGGGCGCGATGACACAAGCGCGCGGGCTTGAAAACGTAGGGCGCGAGAAGCTTTTGGGTCATTTGGGTCATCGGTTTATCTTAACTTAAGAGCTTTAAAACTACTGTATATATGACCAGTACGCCACGAGCGCGACGTAAAACAATGTTTCCCGGAAGGGCCCGCGCCGATTTTTTCTGGGTGACAAAATGACCCAAATGACCCAAAGGGCGCCCGGCCCCTCAGCTTTTGGGTCATTTGGGTCATCGGCCGACGCGTGACCCAAATGACCCAAGCGCCCAGGTGCTCGAGCGCTGGGCGCCCAGGTGCACCGCCGCCCAGGTGCTCGAGCGCCCGCGCTGGCGCGCGCACCGGCTCGCGCTCGATGACCCAAATGACCCAACGCCGACGACGACGCGCTGCGCGCGCACCGGCTCGAGCGCTCGAGGCTGGCGGGCTGGGGGCTCCGGGCCTGCAGGCCTGCAGGCTGGCGAGCTGGCGGCGCCGCGCTCGATTCGATGGGGGGGAGGGCCCAAAGGGTACCCGGTCAAAATTACGGGTGGCTTCGCAAAAAATTTTTTTATTTTTTAGCAAACCGCGCTATGCTCACTGTATGAGCTTCCAGTCCTTACCCTTCGCGCCCCGCGAAATCAGGGCGACCGAAAAAGTGTTGCAGGCGATCTACGACGCCGCGAAGATTGGCCTCAAGGGTGACTCGTTGGCGCTGGCCGCCGGGTTGCTGCCTACGGAGTACCGGCGCTTATGTCAGCTAGACCCGATAGCCCAAATGGCCGAACAGAAAGGGCGCGCCGATGGCGAAGCTGAAGCGGCGACCCAGCTACACCTTGCGGCTAAAGCCGGAGACACCAAAGCCTCCCTTGCCATCCTCACGCATGTGCATGGCTGGGTGGCGAAGCAACAGGTGCAAGTCGACATCAAGCAACAAATCAGCATCACAGCGGCGCTGCAGGAAGCGGAATCTCGCGTCATTGCTGGCCGACTATCGGAAGACGTACGCGCCCCACTGACGATCGAAGGCGAACATGCAACTGCCGATCTATAACGCCGAAGATGAACAGCTCTTAATGAGCAAACTTTGGTCGCCTACGATCAAGGACGACCCCGAGGCGTTCGTGCTGTATGTCTTCCCGTGGGGGCAGAAGGGCACACCGCTTGAATACTTCACCGGCCCGCGCAAATGGCAGCGCAAAGTGCTACGCAAATTTGCCAGTCATATCCGCGCGAATAAGGAGCGCGAGGCGTTCGAGGTGCTGCGCTCGGCGATCGCGTCGGGCCGTGGTATCGGTAAGTCGGCACTCGTAAGCTGGCTCATCCTCTGGATGCTGACCACCCGCATCGGCAGCACAACTATTGTGTCGGCCAACAGCGAGGCGCAGCTGCGCTCGGTGACGTGGGCGGAAATTACTAAGTGGCTGGCGCTGCTCATCAACAGCCATTGGTTTGAGGTGTCGGCGACACGAGTCATGCCGGCCAAGTGGATCGCTGAGTTGGTCGAGCGGGATCTAAAGAAGGGCACGCGCTACTGGTCGGTCGAGGGCCGGCTGTGGTCGGAGGAGAACCCCGACGCGTACGCGGGCGTGCACAATCATGATGGCGTCATGGTCATCTTCGACGAGGCGAGCGGTATACCGGACCCCATCTGGGCGGTGACGGCGGGCTTCTTTACGGAGAACACACCGAACCGCTTTTGGTGCGCGTTCAGTAACCCGCGTCGCAACGAGGGGTATTTCTTCGAGTGCTTCAACGCCAAGCGGGCGTTTTGGCAGACGGAGAACATCGACGCGCGGGAGGTCGAGGACACCGACAAGGCCGTGTATCAGCAGATCATCGACGAGTACGGCGCCGACAGCCCCCAGGCACGGGTCGAGGTGTACGGTCAGTTTCCGCTGGTGGGCGACGATCAGTTCATTGGGCCATCGCTCGTGGACGCGGCGGCGCACCGGCCTAGGTGGAAGGATGAAACGGCGCCGATCGTGCTCGGGGTGGACCCGGCGCGCTCAGGCAGCGACAGCACCGTGATCGTGGCGCGGCAGGGGCGCGACATCATCGCGATCAAGCGGTACAAGGGCGACGACAC